GGAGAGTCGACGAAATTGCTGCATTAAGAGAGCAAAAAAAACTGGACCGTCAAGCAGAGATTGAAGCAAGAGAAGCTAAAGAAGCAGAAGAGGCTAAATCCCACGCAGCGAACATGGAAAGGATAGCCAAAAAAATGGCTAGAATTGAAGCTGAAAAAAATGCAATAGTTCAAGAACCAGCGGCTGAAGAGCCGGCGGTTGAAGAGGTTCCGGCTGAAGAGGTTCCGGCTGAAGAGCCAGTAGCCGCAAAACCGAAACCAGCGCCTAAAAAGAAAAAGGCTGCTGCAAAAAAACCCGTAGCGAAAGCAAAAGGTAAAACAAGGGGCCGACCAAAAGGCTCTAAAAACAAAAAATAGGAGAAAGTTATGGCAATTAAAATTGTGCCAAGCAACAAGTCTTTTGATAAACCAAATCCTAATGCGATTGGTAAAAACAAAGGTGTTACTGCTATTGTCAACATGAAGGGCAAAGGCGCAGCGACTAAAGGCTTGAAGTTTAAAGTTAGAAATTAATCGGTATGGACGAAGACCTTACTTATTTTGACGTCGTTAAGAAATTAATTAGGGATCGTGAAAAACAGATCTCTGAGACACTTATGTCGGGAGCACTAGAAAGTATAGAACATTATAAATTTTTGCAAGGTGAGCTAAATGCGTTATACTATATTGAAGGTGAACTGAAGGAACGTAACAAGGAAAAATAGTATGGCAAAACCAGAGACAGTTTTAGATGCTTATGTGGATCAAGACGACAGAGTGCTGGATCCCACAATTCTCGAACAGTCTGCTTTGGATCGGATGCCCCAACCTACCGGTTGGAGAATGCTTGTACTGCCTTATGGCGGTAAAAAGAAATCAGACGGCGGTATTTTGCTTACACAAAAGACCATAGATAAAGAAGCCCTGGCCACAGTGGTTGCTTATGTAGTTAAACAAGGTCCTTTATGTTACGGAGACAAAGAAAAATATGGCGAAAAGAAATGGTGCGAAGAGAAACAATGGGTTCTTATTGGCCGTTATTCAGGAGCCAGATTTAAGTTGGACGATGGCGCCGAGGTCCGAATAATTAATGATGACGAGGTTATCGCCACAATCTTGAATCCAGATGATATACTGAGCGTGTAATTATGACAGAAAATGCAAACCAGGCCGAAGAACAAGAAATCGAAATAAGCGTCGAAGAAGATGCTGTTGTAGAAAACCAAGCTAATCCTGATGATGAATTAGAAAACTATACTAAGTCGGTTTCTAAAAGAATTAACAAGCTGAACGCTAAAACACGGGCAGCTGAAGAAAGAGCGCAAATGGCAGAGCAAATAGCTCAACAGCGCGAGGCCGAGATTCTGGCCCTAAGAAACCATTCCTACACACAAGCGGGCGCAGTGCTTCAACAAGAAGAAGAAGCGATTGCGGCTAAAGAGCAACAAGCAGACGACCTGTACAAAAAGGCTGTGCAATCAGGCAATGCTGATTTAATGAGCAAGGCAGACACTTTAAAAAGTGATCTAAGCATTCAAAAAGAAAAACATAGGCTTGCAAAAAACAGACAAGACCAACAGACAGCTCAATACCAACAACAATTACAAAGCCAGCCAGCGCAGCAACAAGCTCAGCCTGTTGTAGAGCCTACTTCGGAGGCTTTGTCTTGGTATGAAAATAACAAATGGTACGGAGATGCAGAGGACCAAGGTAACTTGGAAGCTACTCAATACGCATACTTCCAACATTATAATCTTATTAATGAAGGCCATGAGCCAGACTCAGATGAGTATTACGAAGAGCTGAACAATAGAATTTATAAAGTTTACCCACATTTGCAAAACGCAAATGTTGAAAGTAAAGACGCGCAAGTAGAAGCCAAACCCTCTGTGCAAAGAGTTGCTTCTGCCACTGTAGGTAGTGGTCGTCAAAAAACACAAGGCAAAAAAAATGGCGTGACGTTTTCTAAGTCAGAAGTAGAGCGCCTTAGAGGGCTAAAACCTCATAACATGAGCGAAGAAGCTTGGTTAAAAAAGGTTGCAGCTGAAAAGCAACGCATAGCATCTAGGGAGGCAATGTAATGACTGAAGAAAAAAAAGGGAACGCAAATAGAAACTCTCGTGAATCCGAGGCACACGATAAACAAACTCGTAGAAAACCATGGCGACCAGTTAGAAGGTTAGAAACGCCGCCGGCTCCTCCAGGGTATACATACCGCTGGATTAGGGAGTCAATGTTGGGACAAGAAGATCGCGCGAACGTCAGTAGACGCATAAGAGAAGGTTGGGAACTCGTTAGAGGTACAGATCTTCCTAGTGATTGGGACCTACCAACAGCGGACGAACATAGCCGACACGCTGGTATCGTTTATAATGAAGGATTACTTCTTGCAAAAATACCTAATGAGACTGTACAAGAGCGACGCGACTACTACCAAGGTAAGAGTCAAGACGCTGTAGATGCGTTAGACAATACAATGTTTAATGAAACTAGAAAAGACGGTCGATATGTTAAGTATGATCCCCAAAGGGATTCAAGGGTATCTTTCGGCAAAAAATAACCGTACAGAAATGTACATAATCATTTAGGAGACTAAAAATGGCGAATAAAGACGCTTCTTTTGGACTAAAACCTGTAAAAATGATTGGTGGTGCTCCGTATAATGGCGGGCAGTCACGTTATAGAATTGCTGCAAACTATGGCACGAGTATTTTCCAAGGCGACTTGGTAGCTCAAGTAACTGGCGGAGGTGTAGAAATACACGCTGTTAGCGGCACTGTGCCCATAATTGGAGTATTTAACGGCTGCGAATATACAGACCCAACAACAGGCGAACAGGTATTTAGTAACTACTATCCAGCTTCTACGAATGCTTCAGATATTATTGCCCATGTCATTGATGACCCTATGGTCGTTTTTGAGATCCAGGCAGATGAAGCTTTCCCTGTAGCGGATTTACTAGGTAACTTCGATGTTATCAAAACTAACTCTGGCTCTACCAAAACTGGTATTTCCGGAGATGAGGTTGATGTATCTACGGGTGCAACAACACAAACTTTACCCCTGAAAGTAATTGATATTTCTCAGGATCCCAATAACCAAGACGTAGGATCGTCCAATACTAATGTGTACTGTGTTATACAGAACCATGCGTTTGGATTGAAAGCTGCGGGTCTAGCATAAGGAGTTAATTAAATGGCTATTTCAAGAGCACAATTAGCGAAGGAGCTAGAACCAGGTCTAAACAGTTTGTTCGGTATGTCATACGATGAGTATACAAACGAATACGCTGAGATCTTTGCCCAAGAAGACTCACAAAGAGCCTTTGAGGAAGAAGTTTTAATTACAGGCTTCGGCGGCGCTCCTACAAAAACTGAAGGTGGTTCGGTTGATTTCGACCAGGCTACTGAAAGTTACACTAGCAGATACACGCACGATACTGTCGCGCTTGCATTTGCTTTAACAGAAGAGGCTGTAGAGGATAACCTTTACGACTCTTTAGGTAAAAGGTATACAAAAGCATTAGCGAAATCGATGGCTAACACCAAAGAAGTCAAAGGTGCTGACGTACTCAACAACGCATTCTCTTCCGATCATACAGGTGGCGATGGCGTATCTCTTATTAACACTGCGCACGTCCTAGCGGGCGGTGGCACAGCTGCTAACAGAGCTACATCAATGGCTGACTTGAATGAGACATCATTAGAAGATGCTTTGATTGATATTGCTACTTTTACAGATGACCGTGGATTGACGATTTCTGTCCAGGCAGACAAGCTTGTGGTACCACCACAGCTGGTTTTTGTTGCTGACAGGATCTTAAACTCACAGGGAAGATCAGGGTCTGCTGATAATGACTTAAACGCAATTAAGAACACTGGTGTTCTTTCTGGCGGTTACACAGTTAATCATTATCTAACTGATCCAGATGCTTTCTTCCTTCTGACTTCTGTAACATCCCAGGGCGAAGGCCTCAAGATGTTCCAAAGAAGCCCGATGGAGACATCTATGGAGCCTGACTTCACGACTGGTAACATCCGTTACAAAGCTCGTGAGCGTTACAGCTTCGGCTTTAGTGACTGGAGAGGAATCTACGGTTCACAAGGTGCATAACGAGTAGCAGCGTTAACTGTTATAGAAAGGGACCTTCGGGTCCCTTTTTTTATGCCTAAATTAATTAACATATATTTGTATAAAAACTTGCACATAACGACACGATATGTATAATAGAGGAGTAAGTTAATTAAACAGGAGAAAGAGATGGGTATTCATGTGAACATTTATCAACAAGCAAGAGAAGAGGACACTTTTCTGGGCAAAAATGACTGCACTATGGGCGGTGAGTCTAGTTACGCAAAGGGATTTACTGTGGTAAACGCAGAGGGGCCTTTTGAAGCGTGCGAAGACTATCCGGCTGCTGAGCTTGTAATGGCAGAGGTTGGTGGAGGTAGAAAAATCCTTAGATTGATACCGGTTTCTAAAAAAGAAAAATGGACTATGTTTGGCGGCAACTACGCCTCTACTTCTGACTCAAGATTTTCAGAGCTTTGCGAAAAATTACTTGGTGCAACTTTTTATGGTGCGGTTGCGGTTCACGATAGAGTAGAAGGATAGGAGAAATCTAATGGATTTGAACTTAGATTGGTCAAAAGGTGAAAAGCAGTCTGACGGTCGGCTGCTTAAAACCGCCAAGCCTACGCCTGAATTTTGGGCGTTATGGAAAGTCAAAAAGGCAGCCATCAAAAAAGCTGGTTATACAGTCAGCAAGATTGATGACGCCTGGCTAGTTACACACATGGTTGATGACAATGCTGCGATCGAAGATTCAGTGGCCACAAACTCAGATATGCAAATACCTGTACCCGCCGGCCTTGAATATCTTCCTTATCAAAAAGCCGGTATTGCTTATGCGGCTGGCCGCAAAAACACATTGTTTGGTGATGAAATGGGTTTGGGTAAAACGATTCAGGCAATTGGTACTATCAACATAACCAATCCCAAGACGGTCTTAGTCGTTTGCCCAGCTTCTTTGAAATTGAACTGGAAGAACGAAATGGTTAAATGGCTTGTATCTGAGCGCACAATTGACGTGGTAAACGGCGGTGGTGAGCAAATACCGTCTAATCCTGACGTGGTTATTATCAACTACGACGTGCTCACTAAGCACGCTAAAGCGTTACAGTCTAGGACCTGGGACATGGTTATTATGGATGAGGTACACAAGATCAAGAATCCTAAAGCCAAACGCACGGTTGTTGCTGTTAGCATAAAGGCCAAGCGTAAAGTGTTACTTACGGGAACACCCATAACCAACAGGCCCATAGAGCTACAGCCAATAGCTGGTTACTTAGATCCTGAAAGTTTTGGTAACTACTTTTATTTTGGAAAGAAATATGCGGGTGCTTACAAGGGCAAGTTTGGCTGGGACTTTAGCGGATCTTCTAACTTGGATGAGCTACAAAGAAGGTTGCGTCAGTCTTTTATGATTAGAAGAAAAAAAGACGAGGTGCTCAAAGATCTGCCAGCTAAAGTGCGCCAGGTTATTGTGTTGCCAAGTAAGGGTTACACTCAGGAACTAACCAAAGAGTTTGATGCTTTGTCTGACGCGGTTGAAGAAACCAGCTTTGAAGAGGTGTCATTTGAAAAAATGTCTGAGGTTAGGCATGAAATGGCTTTGGCTAAAGTAAACGATGTAGTGGATCATTTGATAGACCTAGAGCACCAGGTTGTAGTTATGGCTCACCACAAAGATGTTGTCCAGGGTATTAAAGAAGGGTTAGAGGCAGTAGGTAAAACAGTAGTTACTTTGACTGGCGATTGTAACCAAGCTCATAGACAAAACTCTGTGGATACGTTTCAGGCTGGTAAAGCAGATGTCTTTATAGGCACGATCGGAGCTGCGGGTGTTGGCATTACGCTTACAAAAGCAAGCCATGTAGTTTTTGCAGAGTTAGATTGGGTGCCAGGCAATATGAGCCAAGCAGAAGACCGCTGCCATAGAATTGGCCAAGAAGACTCTGTGTTGGTACAGCACTTGGTTGTTGACGGATCTATTGACGCTAGGATGGCTGAAGCACTGGTAGGCAAGCAAAAGGTGCTGGATAAAGCTCTTGATAATGTGCAAGTGTTAGATCAAAGCATTTCAATCAACGATCTTGCGGTTGGCGTTAAGGAAGTGGAAAAAATGTTTCACAATAAGAAACTAGCGCCACTGAGCAACGAGATAGTAGAGGCAATGAGATCTTGCGCAGCTTACTTGGCATCTAGGTGTGACGGTGCTCTGGCAGAGGATGGCCAAGGATACAATGGTTTAGACAGTAGATTTGGCAAGTCAATAGCACAACAATTAGTTTGGACTCCAGCTGTGCAACACGCGGCAAAAAAAATGTTAAAAAAATACAGAGAGCAATTGCTTCAAGGCGGTTTATCTGTAGAATACAACTCCATCTACTAATCCCTACGGTAGATAGCTAATCCGGTACTTTCTCTCAGGGACCTTCGGGTCCCTTTTTTTATACACCGCGTTTTTTCGCGTTTCATATATTTGGTGATATACTTTCTAAGGGTCTAGGATAATTAATGAGTCTGTCGACCGGCCTAGCGGACATTTGCCAAGACGACAGATGAATTCTCTCAGGAGGGAATTATGGCTAATTCAACATTTAACGGACCAGTTAGGTCCGAAAACGGCTTTGAACAGATTACTGTTACAGCCAAAACAGGAGCAGTAACCACCAACTTTGACGTTGATGCAAGTGGTAATGTTTCTGGTACTGGTACTATGAAAATGACCGGTGCCACAAACTTTGTAAAAGATTACGAGTCTATTACAGATGCTACAAAAACTTTAACAGCCGCAGACTCTGGAACTGTATACGGTTTTAACAGGGCAGCTGGTATTGTAGTAACGCTTCCGACACCAGCAGCTGGTATTCACTATCAATTCTTAGTGGAAACCACCTTTACTGGCGCTGGGCAGATTAAAACAGCTACAACAGACGGAACAGACGGTTTTTTAGGAACTGCCTTTTTGTTTGACACTGGCGAAATCGGCGAAACAGATAACTTTCATCCGGCATCATCAAACGATGTAATTGACCTAGGCCAAGTAGAGCAAGGTTGGTTAACCGGTGGATTCATTAGATTAACAGGCGTAAATACTACAACTTGGTTTGTGGAAGCGTTCTTAATGGGTGACGGAACATTAGCTACTCCATTTACTGACAGTTAATAAGGGAGTAAATAATGGCAACTAGATTAACAGGCTCAGACGTAAAGGCGGTTCATATAACCGCCGATACACAAGCACTAGATGCTGACGGCATTTCAACAGCAGCGGCTGTAGGTAACAACGCGGCACTAACCATTGGAGGCGCTTTAGCCTCTGGTGGTTCGTGCACGTTTGATGCGGGTAGAGTCGTGACGATTCTTTCAGCTGGCGACGACTCTGCTATTTCGTTTACTGTTGTTGGAACTGATGTCAACGGTGATGCGCAAACAGAGTCAATTACAGGCGCAAATGCTGGTACAGCTACTGGCAGCTCATATTTCAAAACCATAACTAGCATAACGGCCGTGGGTAACCCAGCCGGTAATGTTAGTGCTGGGGTTAACGCTTCAGCTGCGGATGTTATATTTGCTGGCAGATCTAGGTTTCAAGGCATTAATCTTGTGTGTACTGGGACCGCTGGGTTGTTAGATTTTTTAACAACCAGCCCGACCGGCTCATCATTATTCAAGTTGGGCACTGTTGCTTCGGCTACAGCCACGAGAGATATAACTATTCCTGATGAGGGAATGGTTTTTTCTTCAGGAATATATGTGCAGTATACGGTTTCCACGTTTAACACAATGACGGTGTTTAGGGCGTAAAAGAAAAATGGCAACTATTAGAGATGCCAAAAGAACCAAAGGTGGAAGGCTTACCTATAGAGGCGAGTCTTTTGCCGGTTTTAATAAACCTAGCCGCACACCTGGCGCTAAAAAAAAGTTTAAGGTGTTGGCCAAAAAGGGAGATCAAATAAAGCTCATAAGGTATGGAGATCCTAATATGACCATTAAGAAGAACAACCCTGGGCGAAGGAAAAATTTTAGAGCAAGACACAGTTGCGATACGGCTAAAGATAATTTTACGGCTAGATATTGGTCTTGCAAAAACTGGTAAATAATTATGATTAGAGCAAGCAACAACCCAATGGACATCGGATACCGAGCGATGGGGGGCTTTAATCCACAGCCAAGCCGGTTTAGTGGCGGTTTAGGCGGTCTTTTTGGGGGCATGGGCGGTTATAACCCTTATCAACAACAAATGCCTATGATGGGTGGCTTTAACCCTTACATGGGTGGATTTAACCCTTACATGGGTGGAGGCTTTAACCCTTACATGGGTGGATTTAACCCTTACATGGGTGGTGGCTTTAACCCTTACATGGGCGGTGGCTTTAACCCGTTTATGCCACGCGGCAGATTTGAGCTTGTGGTACCCCAAGGTTTTGAAGGTTATGATTTCGATACGCCAATAAGAGAAGCGCCAGCGTTGCCCCAGCGAAGCGATTACGATTCGGCGGGAGAATTTAGAGAAGAATTAGACATATACAGAGATCAGTATAGACCACAATTTAGAACAGCAGATTTTCAAGATGGCAATGGCAATGGCATAGACGATAGGGATGAACCAGTAACAACACCAGCGCCGAGGTCCGACCCAGTATTCAACATACCAGGAGTAGATTTAGAAAAGATTCGTGAAAGTTTGGCGAAGATTGATCCAATTATTCCAGGCATTAAATTGCCTGAACCTATTAATGTTGCGCAAAAAAATCCAATACCAGGCCCAGTGCCAAGGCGTAAAGATTTTATGTCCATAGAAAGAATAAATGAAACGCCAGAACCACTTCCAGAACGAGGCCCGCTGCCGATGTTGGGTGCATACGATCCTTTTAGGGAACGTGGATTTGATCCTTCGCTGCAATTAGACCCAAGTGATATAACAACACCAGCACCAGTACCAGCGCCAGCACCAGTACCAGCTCCTCCTTTTGACATAGATCAAATAATGGTTGCTGGTGGTCCTTATGGAGATAAATTTCAAGACGTTCCATTAGTACCAGCGCCAGCGCCAGCTATACCAGCGCCAGCGCCAAACGTCCCAAATACAGGTGGTGGTTTTTTCAGCCGCATACGAGAAAGAGCACTAGCAGAACAAGCGCCAGCACCAGCGCCAGCGCCAGCGCCAGCTATACCAGCACCAGCGCCAGCGCCGAGAACACCTAGGATTCCTATGGGTATTTCAAATATCAATCGAGGCCTGGGCGGGCTTAGAATAATGAGATGAGAGTAAATTATGCCAAATATTAATGGAAAAAAATTCCCGTATACAGAAGCGGGTAAAAAAGCAGCTAAAAAAGCTATGGGAATGAGCTATGGCGGCAAAGCCAAAAAAATGAACAAGGGCGGCTCTGCTATGAAGCCTATGGGCAACTGTGGGTTGTACGGGCGTAAATAGATATGGCTGTATCTGGATCTAAAGATTTTGAACTAGACGTAGCGGATTATGTCGAAGAGGCATTTGAGCGCTGTGGGCTAGAGCTTAGAACTGGTTACGATTTAAAATCAGCGACAAGAAGCCTTAACTTAATGTTAGCTGAGTGGGCAAATAGAGGCCTCAATCAATGGACAGTAACAGAAAAAACTGTTGCTATGGTGAAGGACACAGGCACTTATAACATTGATAGCACAAACGCCACAGCTCCGATTGATATTTTAGATATTTATATAAGAGAAACAGCAAATAACACAACCACAGACACGCCTTTAAATAGAATGAGCCGAGCTGAATACAGCCACCTGGCTACAAAATCTACTACAGGAAAACCAAACCAGGTATTTGTTAATAAACAAACAACACCAACTATCACGGTGTGGCCGGTGCCAGACAAATCTAGCACTTATACGGTTTATATGAATGTGTTGACCAGGATGGATGACGCGGACGTGGGAGCAAACACGCTAGACGTGCCCTTTCGGTTTTATCCGTGTTTAGCCGCTGGTCTGGCTTATTATATGAGCTTGAAAAAAGCGCCAGAAAAAACTGGTATGTTAAAACAACTATACGAGGAAGAGTTTGACCGCGCCAAAGCACAAGATGAGGACCGATCAAGTTTTAGGGTTGCTCCGAGACTAAGCGGTTATAATTCTGCATAAGCATGGCAACAGCTAGTGGAAAAAATGCTTACGGAATATGCGACATTACAGGCTTCCGTTATAAGCTAAGAGACATGAAAATGACCTGGGACGGTCTTTTGGTAGGTCCCGATCAATGGTCACCAAAACACCCGCAGTTAGATAGAAAGCCTTATCCGGCAGACTCCCAAGCTTTGAAAAACGCAAGGCCAGATACTTCTGATGACAATAAGAAATTTTTAATTTATACTAATGTAGACAAAGGTATACTTGGAACACAATTAGACACATACGAAATATCTTGTAGTGTCGGGGAGGTAACGGTAGAAATAACATGAGTTTTACATTAGCAACATTAAAATCAACGGTTCAAGATTATATGGAGTCTACGGAGACTACTTTTACTAACAGCTTGAATACGTTAATTAAAGAAGCGGAAGATCGGATATTTAACAACGTACAGCTGCCTGTACAAAGAAAAAATGTGCAAGGTACTGCGACAGCTTCTAATAGGTTTTTGGCGACACCAACGGACTTTTACGCGCCGTTCAGTGCAGCGGTAATATCTAGCAGCAAGTATTACTATCTTGATTTCAAACATCCCAGTTTTTTAAAAGAATACAGCCCTACAACCACGGTTACTGGGCGCCCTAAATACTATAGTTTATTTGACGACACAGCTTTTGAGTTAAGCCCGATACCGGATTCAAATTATACGGTTGAGATCCATTATCTATACAAACCAGCCAGTTTGACTGCTGGCGCTGATTCCGGAACAACGGTGCTTTCTACTGATTACCCAGATGCGTTGCTTTACGGCACGTTGGTCGAAGCTGCTGTTTTCTTAAAAGAAACACCAGATGTTTTGGCGAATTTTGAGGCTAGGTTTAAAGAAGCTTTGGCTAGGATGAAAAATCTAAGCGAAGGCAGAAAACAACGCGACGAATATAGGTACGATTCCCTTCGACAAGGCGTTTCGTAATGGAGCCTATAAGAGATCTTGAGGGCGCTCACGTCGCTCTTATCGGGTTAGGAACATCCCAAATTGACTATGTTATAGGCAGAGAAAACTCGGTCGAATGGGATGAAACTTGGGGGTGCGGCAGCTCAGCTGCCGTCTTTCAATTAGACCGTTTGTTTATGATGGACCCAGCAAGCCGTTTTTTCGACACTGAAGATGCTGGCAAACAAACCGACGTAATGCGCAAAATATTGCCAAAATTAAACATACCTATTTATTCTTGTGTATTAGACGAGCGTGTTCCTGGAATTGTTGAATATCCGGTTAATGAGGTTGTCGCAGCTACTAGGTGCGCATATATGAACAACACGGTCGCTTATGCAATAGCTTTTGCGTATTGGAATAATGTAAAACAAATAGACTTGTTTGGTATAGATTTTAGCTACAAAGGCAATTTACATTTTGCCGAGGCGGGCAGAGCTTGTGTAGAGTTTTGGTTGTCTAAGTGTATAGAAAAAGAAATTAAAGTCGGCGTAAGCCCTAGGTCATCATTATTAGATTCTGACGTGCCCATGGAAGATAGGCTGTATGGTTATCACAGGCTGGATGATCCTAAGATTGCTATACCTGACAAAGACGAATGGTTTGTTTGTAATAAATCAGAAATGGACCAGATGATAGAAACAGGCAAAACCACAATACAAACAATACCAAGGCCACCAGAGCCATTTAAAGGATGAGTGACGCATTTATTAAACTAGGAAAGGTGGGAGTACACACTACTGAGAACAAAGGGCACGATCCAGAATTTTGGGCTGCGCAAGTAACCAACAAAATTTGTGGAATATCGGAGCACGCTCCAGATCATGTTAAGCAACAAGCTTTAGCTTTTAAGACCGCGGTGTATGATATAGTGTTAAGAGGGATCCGCAGTGGAATCGCCTCAGATCGAACAACTGTGGTAAACTTATTAAGAGGCCAAGGTCACTTGGACATGGCCGACATTATTAAGGAGTTATAACATGGCAATTACATCTGCTATATGCAACAGCTTCAAGCAAGAATTGCTTGTAGAGGGGCATAATCTAACAAACGGTGCCGACACTATCAAGTTGGCGCTTTATACATCTTCAGCAACACTTGGAGCCGCAACAACGGCCTATGTAACAACTGGCCAGAGCAGTGGAACTAATTATACTGCTGGCGGATCTAATTTAACTAATGTGACGCCGGCTCTATCTGGCTCAGTTGCTGTATGTGATTTTGCTGACTTAACATTCGGGACGGCTACGGTAACGGCAAGGGGATGTTTGTTATACAACAGCACAAATTCAAACAAAGCAATTGCTGCGATCGATTTTGGAGGAGACAAAACCAGCACAGCTGGTGATTTTACGGTCGTATTTCCAAGTGCTTCTAGTAGCGCAGCGATTATTAGATTGGCTTAAATAGTTAAAGGTGTCTGGTTATGCCCTTAACTGTATTTAATTTTAAGCCTGGAATAAACAAAGAAGAAACTAATTACTCCAATGAAAACGGATGGGTTGACGGCAACTTTGTGCGTTTTAGAAAAGGCAGACCAGAAAAAATTGGAGGCTGGGAAAAGTTAACTTCAAGCACATTCACAGGATCAGCAAGAGCGCTCCATTCATGGATTTCATTAGGCGGATCAAGATACCTCGGTATTGGTACAACCAATAAATATTACATTGAAGAAGGCCAGGCTTATAATGACGTAACTCCCATTAGAGCCACCACAACCAATGGAATAACTTTCGCGGCCAGCAATGGGTCATCTACTATAACAGCAACCGATTCAAGCCATGGCGCTGTAACGGGTGATTTTGTAACAATATCAGGCGCTGTTAGTTTGGGCGGCAATATTACTGCCGCAGTTTTAAACCAAGAGTATCAAATTAGCTTGGTTACAGGCACCAACACTTACGAGATCACAGCCAAAAATACTTCTGGCGTTACTGTTACTGCTAACGCATCTGACTCTGGCAATGGCGGCTCTGGGGTGGATGGTGTATATCAAATAAATTCAGGGCTAGATGTTTATGTTCCTTCAAGTGGTTGGGGCGCTGGCACTTGGGGAGCAAGCACGTTTGGATCTACCAGTGCAGTCACAGCTGTAGGGCAATTACGTTTGTGGACCCATGACAATTTTGGTGAAAATTTGATAATAAACCCTCGCGGTGGTGGCATATATCGATGGGTTGAGGACAATGGGCTTAGTGTTAGAGCGTTAGCTTTAAGCGGGGTAAGCGGGGCAAACTTGGTGCCAACCGTTGGCTTGCAAGTTATAACGTCCGAAACAGACAGACACCTGATAGTGTTAGGCGCAGATCCAATATCTAGTGGCAGTAGATCAGGAGTTATTGATCCCATGTTGGTCGCCTTTTCTGACACAGAAAACGAACTTGAGTTTGAACCCTTAACAACTAACAGTGCTGGTTCGGTTCGCCTCTCTTCTGGTTCTTTGATTGTCGGCGGCCTCAAATCGAGGCAAGAAACATTAATTTGGACCGATACGTCTTTATACAGCATGACCTTTATCGGGCCGCCGTTGACATTTGCTTTGAATTTGATTAACGAGGGTGCTGGCCTTATAGGGCCTAAAGCAGCCGCTAATGCGCCAAATGGCGTGTATTTCATGTCCAAAAATGCTTTTTACTTCTACAACGGGTCGGTACAAAAATTACCGTGCTCGGTTCAAGATTATGTGTTTAACGACCTTAACTTAGGACAAGCGTTTAAATGCCATGCGGTAGTTAACGCAGAATTTTCCGAGGTGTGGTTCTTCTACCCGTCTCAGGAGGACGACACCGAGGAAATATCTCGTTACGCCATATATAACTACGAAGAACAAACTTGGTCTATTGGAAAAATGGTTCGGTATGCGTGGTTAGACGCTGGCATAGAAGACAAACCAAGGGCTTCAGGCGCTGTCTCTGGATCACAATATATTTATTTACACGAAACCGGCTACAACAACGACACAGACAGTATGGATGGCGTTTTCATTGAGTCAGCAGATATTGATTTAGGGGACGGAGAAAACTTTGCGTTTATTAAAAAGATTGTGCCAGACATTCAGTTTGATACAACTATAGGCATATCCAATACACCAGCTATCAATGCCGTTATTAAGCGCAGAAATTATCCAGGCGAAAGCTTAACCACAGACTCAACAACACAAATTACGCCAACAACTACATACGGAGGCGTGCGTACTAGAACTCGGCAAATGGCTATTAGGTTTGAATCCGATGACGATAACTCGGTGGAATCGAATAGAAAAGATTATAAGTGGAGAGTCGGCAACACGAGGCTAGATATACAAGCTTCTGGCCGTAGAGGTTAGTGTCTAAATTATTGCCGACAAGACTTCCAACAGCTCAAGGAGAGTCGGTAGATGCAAACACCTTCAACCGATTAGTAAGAATTTTGGAGTTAAATTTAGGAGCTGTGGATCCTGATGCGATTGGACATTTTAGCGCAGATGACATTTCTGGGTTACAATTTGCCACGGGTGCTATAATATTTAACACAACAGTGGAGGTGCACCAAGCATACGATGGGAATACATTTAGAAACTTATACCAGCATCAAACATATCCCGTTGGTGTTGCGGCAACCTTTGGGGTGGGGGCAGTCACTATAGAGATAACATAATTATGGAAAACAACGATCTAACAAAGGCATTAATGAAACGGTACAACCTACAAGAATTTATGGGTGGAGGAATGGCAACCCATACGATGCCGGATGGGACGGTCATGCCAGGCGCTACTCACGAAGAGTATGAAGCCATGGGTTATCAAGACGGAGGGTCGCCCTCACCCCTGGATTATGTTCCCAGCATGAGAGACAGGATAACTGACAATCTGCCTCTTGTTCCAGAGGGTATAGAAAGAATGATGATGTCGCCCCAATATCAACTGCACGACCAACAAAAAAGGAACTTTATAACAGCTTTGTTAAAAAAAGAAACGGGTGCTGTTATCGGTGATGCTGAAATGGCTTGGGCGGATAAAACTTATTTTCCACAATTGGGCGACAGCGAAGAGCTTATAGAGGATAAAAGACAAGCCAGAGAACAGGCTGCTCAACAAATGGAACAATCTGGTGACCCGCAAAGTGCTGGTTTTGCCCAGCGTATGAGACAAGCGTCGGGAGCTGAAAGGGGTGGTTTATTAAGAAAAGAAACTGGCGCTGTTATTAGCGATGCTGAAAAAGAAGCAATTATTGCCGCTTTATTAAAAAAAGAATCCGGCGCTGTTATTAGCAAATCTGAAATAGATTGGGCGGATAAAACTTATTTTCCACAACTATTTGATACAGAAGAAACAGTTAACCAAAAAGCACAAGCCTTAGAGCAAGCTTTAGGAACTGCAAGGGGTGGTTTAGATTCCAGAAATTTTTTAGATCGACTAAAACAAGAAAGGACGCCTATCGATCAAGCCCCAAGATTGATGGATGGTTCACCTATACCAGAGGGCATGGTTATTAACCCTATAAAAACTATGGAGTATAGAGATTACAACCAAAATGGGGTTGAGGACAGATCAGAAGGCATATATTTGGAGAAAGATCTAATTCCAGAAAGAGATATTCCGCCCGAACTACAGATAGGTGGCAGAAACTTCTATAATATGCTTCCCGCGCCCATGCCACAACTTGGACGTGGCCAAAGAGATAGATTGGCCGAGTCTGTGGACCCAATGCAAGAATTGTCGAAAGCCCTACAGGAATTGGAATTACAAAAATCGCAAACAAAAGATCCTAGCGAAATTAAGCTTTTGGACAAAATGATAGAAAATGCCTCTATAGTTGCCAATGCGCCATACGCGGGTTTAATGGAAGAGGTTGCTGCTACTGGCGGCGAAGACGATTTGGTAGCCCACGTTAGATCTGGCGACCTTAATGTGTCTCGTGAGCTAATACAAAAAAACCCAAAAATTGAAAAAGAAATAGAAAAAACTGCCGTTGAAATGGGGCTTGACCCAGAAGAAATGGTTCACGGTACTGGATTAGCGTCTTTAAATGTTTACACAGGCATGGAACAACACGGTTTTTTAAAGAAGATTGCTAAAGGCATAAAAAAAGTTGTTAAAAAGATAGCACCAATAGCCGGACCTCTAGCTAACTTTATTCCAGGCGTTGGGCCTGTACTTGCTGGTGTTATTGGCGCTGGTACTAATTTAGCTGCCGGCAAAGGATTGAAAGGCGCAATTACAGGCGGCTTATCAGGATTTGGCGCGGGCAAGCTAATGGGCGGCATAGGAAGTTTAGGAACGGTTGGCGGCAAAGCTGTTGGCAGTGGAAATTTTGGGGCATTAGGTTTTGGTGACAAGTTAGCCGCATTAAGAACTGGTTTGGGGTCTGGCAATTTAGCCAGCACTTTTTTTAATCCAGCCCAAGGCTCTACAGGAATATTTGGTGGTCAAATAGGGCCAGGCATAAGAAGAGGTATTGGTTCTTTATTTGGATTTGGACAGCCTGTTGCACCTGGTATGCCAGGATCAACACCTCCGTTTAATCCAAACGCCGGCGTACCGTCACAATATCAAATCCAGTCAGGTGATACGCTTGGTCAAATAGCAAGACAAAGCGGCATGACTGTTGACCAATTATTGTCGGCCAACCCGCAAATAACAGATCCAAACATGATTTTTGCTGGTCAATCATTAAACATTCCAGGCATGGCGGCGCCAGCACAAGGTGGATTTTTAAGCAACCTGTTTACAGGTGGCGGTAGAGATAACGTCGGTAATTTTGGAATGATTGGAGATATGGCTGGAGGATTTACAGACAGATTGGGTCTTACAAACTACGGCTTAGCTGGCCAACAAGGCGGTGGTGGCGGTATGTTTAGTGGAATGGGCGGTATTGGTGGTTTAGCAGCTGCGGGCATACCGGCTTATTTTCTAGGCAAGATGGCTTACGACGAGGCTAAAAAAGATCGAGGCGTGCCATTAACTCCATTAACAACAATGGGGCCAACGGGTCGTTATAACATCGAAGCTGAAATAGCCAAGAGAATGGGCACACAAATGCCTAACCCTGTTGAGTTTGGTTTGTTGCCTAGAGGTACTATCCCAACTTTATCAGGCGGCCAGCCAATGGCGGCAGCTGGTGGTGGGGCAGTGTACCCGATGGCTTTTGCCGAGGGTGGCAATGTAGCTATGGAAGATTTTGAAAGAATGAATGGAAGAATTGATGGTCCAGGCACAGAAACCAGTGACGATATACCAGCCATGTTAAGTGACGGTGAGTTTGTTATGACTGGCGCAGCAGTTAGAGGAGCTGGTGGTTTTGAAATGCAGAACCGAGATGGAATATTGACGTTAACTCCGGCTGGCACGCCAGATAGGGAGCGCGGCACAAATATGATGTACGAAATGATGGACCTATTTGGGAGTTATGCTAATGCAAATGCCTGAAGAGTACCAAACTGGCGGCTTGGCATCTATTAGTCGGGAAGATCTTGGTGTTCAAATTCCTGGTAGGCCTTATTACAATTATATACAGCCCACACAAGAAGAAATGGATCAGCAAGAGGCTGATTATTATGGTATTACGGTTGATGAATTAAGAAATTACAGACAACAACAGCTAGGAATAAACCAGCCCCCACAAGGTCAGTTACCGCCTCCAACAGAAGCGGCTGGTCAAAGCCCGTATGTTTCTGGGGTTACACAAACAGGAACCACAGCAGATGCTACCACTCAGCAATTACTC